CCTCATGTCATTCTTGCCCACGGCATTCGCGGCTCGACTCGTGTTCGCAACGGGCAGGTGGTGCAGGCAGGCGACCACCTATTCAATAATAACTCAACTGGTTTTAGTAGCGGTCCACATCTACATCTGGGCTTAAAGCTTGATGGACACGAAGACAATGGGTACAGAGGGGCGGTTGATCCGTCACCTTATTTTGTGGACAAGCTTACAGAGGAGCTCCAATTGCTATCTCAACCCAAGGTTCGATTCGGTCAGCACAACTGGGAAGACCGACCCGGACATATGCCTGGCACTCCCTTCATGGAGGTCGGGTACGCTTTTAATGCTACCGCTGGACTAGATTTTATATCATCCGGTAAGCGGGTTAAGTTATTGAGGGATAATGGGCATCGTCCCATCCTGAGGCTAGATTTCAAACCTGGACAAACTTGTCCCAAGAATGAGGTCGAGCTAGGAGATTTCCTGGGCATGGTAGGTAATATGTTTGCGCAAATTCCCGCGCTAGATGGTATAGATATCTCTGCCTTCAATGAACCCAATTATAATCACGAGGGAGCTTTCTCGGCTTCTTGGGTAGCACGGTGCTTTAACGGATATAAAACTGAGGAGCCCCCATATGAAGCTCACTTCGTTTCTAGGGTACATGGACGCGGTCCTAACTGTAAAGTATGGGCTCCGGCTAGTCTAGCCTATGGTAGCCATGTTGATGGGACGAGGGGTGCGCCACCTGATAGTGAGAATAGTATCTGGTCTCGCTGGTACTACGATTACCTGTATAGTACGAAAAAGTCTTTTGATGAGTCTTGGAGCCGTCAGTTCTATGGATTCTTGCTTCACGCCTATGGTCGCCCAGAATTTGTAGACTCCGATAAACACCTGGAACCTTGGGTTGATATTCGTTCAGCCGATGGAGCCCGATTTGGTACTAATGTTGTGGATACCTGGGTGGAGTGTCTTAATGCCGCGGGGTTCGGAGACCACCCGGTTCTCATAAGTGAGTATAATAGCGGGGCCCAGCACGGGTCAAGAACTAATTATCCACAGGGATTGATGCTGCACGCCAGGGATCGTTTTATAGCCACATTCGGGGATCGCCTCGAGGCTGTGTGCTGGTTCGTAGGACGTCACGACGGCGTGTGGCACAAGAGTTCGCTCGAAGATCCGCAAGGAGCTATGGCCGATGCGGATCGAGATTATAGGTCTCTAGTTCGTATGGGAGGTTAGATGAACGTTTCTGATATTGTAACCGAGCTTGGAGGAGGAGCTGCAGCAGCCATCCTATTAACATGGGTGCTCAATATAGCTTTTAGTATACCTGGTAGATTTCTCCCTCTCACAGCGATGTTGACTGGTTGGGTACTGAGCCTAGCTATAACCTCCGCTGTGGGTATGCCGGCCGACGCACAGGCGTGGATATCGGCCGCGGTACTAGGACTGTTCGCTGGTTTGTCAGCGGTGGGTCTGTACAGAACTACCGAGAAGACTATTAATAACTAGTCATCTACCTTATGGCCTCTGGTGTGTAACGGCCTGCGATCCCCCGTTACCACCAGGGGCCACCTTCGTGCGTAACCGGTGCATACGCGTCATTTTGCAGCAGTTAACGGCCATATATGTACTGACAGTAGGTCCCGTTTGCCTAACGCGGTCTTTTCGGACAGCAACTAATGTCATTACGTCAATGTCATAAACGAGGAGCGTATGACGCCGTACGCGGCCCAGTTGACATATTTCCTAGGTATATACCAGTGTTTATGCGTATGAACACAAGGAAATGGGGAGAGGCCGGATAGGAACGGCCTCTCCCCACCCAAACCAGGGGAGGTTTAGCTAGTTATTCGTCGTCCTCATCCTCGTCGTCAGACTTTGAGGACTTGGTCTTCCGGTTGGCCCATGCCTCTCGAACTTTGTCAAGCTCGGGATCGCCTTCGTTCCACCCATACCGGGCGAATTTATCGTCCTGTGGAAAATCTCTGCGAAGGAACATGCGGAGCTGCCGCGGGGTCGTTCCGAATTCCTCGGCCAAGGAACTGGTATTGAAGTCGTAAGTTACCTTCTCAACCTTCTTGGTCTTTGTCTTGTCATCGGTGCTCTTAGCCTTTTTAGACTTTTTGCCCGATCCCTTTTTCTTTGCCATTTTAAATTCCCTCCTTATAGGAAATATTTTTTAATGACATATAGAATATATATCCTTTTAATTAATTTGTCAATGAAATTGTTCACCTAACTGCTCGACTTACAGGTCGCCATTCGACGAGCTCATTGGCAAAGTTCTTCAATGACCCGAGGTCTCTGTAGGCTGCGATGATTCCTCCCGCATCACCAATTTGCTTGAGAGTGTAGAATTGACGTTTGGTAAGTCCACGTGTGGCCACCGGGTCTTTGGCCTCAAAAGCAAAGAAAAGACCGTCGATACTTTGCCCACAATGAGGACAGGCCCCGTCACTACATCCCAGGATGTCTGGTATTCCAGATTGCTGGTATGGACCGCCATGGATCTTAACCCACCATCCTCCCTTCGTCGTCCGGAGCCACTTCAGGCTCTGATCGACTAGAGTCTTCTCGTTCGGCACGATTAGTACTCATCGTCATCGTCGTCCTCATCTTCTTCCTCTTCCTCATCATCTCCTTCTTCCTCCTCATCATCGTCCTCTTCATCTTCATCATCCTCTTCTTCTTCTTCCTCATTCTCTTCCTCATCATCCTCGTAGTCACCGTCTTCGTCTTCGTCATCGCTGAATTCCTCCTCTGGGAACCAGGACTGAGCCTTGGACTTAACTTTTCCTTCGTATTCTTCGTCGTCTACGATTGTGACACCGGCTCTCATACCGACAGTGACCTTCTTGAGGATACTCGCGAGGGTCAGCTTTTTGCGCGGGAGTTTAATACCAAAAGCCATCATCATAGCATCGAAGAACCTAAGCGATTCACCTGTGAGCACAGTGTTGTGGTATAGGATGCCTGGTGTACGATCTCCGTCGGAGTCGTATATACCTACTTGCCATACGAGGTATGGGTTATTCTTTTGGGATGTCTTGAGCTCTGGCTTCTTCAGGATTTCGGCGATGTAGTCACCTTCGTCAACGTGTAGTGCCGGTGCACCTCCGGTGGCGGGGGTAACGCCACCCATATCAACGGTGATTCCGCCTTTACCTTTTCGACTTGCCATTGTTAATCTTCCTCTTCTTCTGGGGCTTCTTTACCTTTGCCCCCGATAGCATTTACCATATCCGTAAAGTTGGGATTGATCACGTACCTACCATAGAGACCCAACCGATCTTTGGTAGCATAAAATGGGCTTGGCCCGACTAACAGCCTCCTTATAGTCTTGGACTTCTTAGTCTTTTTGTTTCGTGACTTGTGGACGTGTATCCAGCCAACCACATCAACCTGAGCCAGTGCGGTATTCATAACACCGGGGGTCAGTGACGGCATAATCTGAGACTCACCGGTCTCGTCGTCTGTGCGTATCCTTTCGAGAGCGGTGAAGATAACGTTCATCTCGAGGTCCCTAGACTCCAGAATAAATTGGCGCATGAGTTCATTAGCTTTTCCGTAGTCTCTCATTGCCGGCAGGGAGGGATCTTTGCTTGCGTCCATAGCAGATTGGTCATCAAGAACCTGCCGCATACAGACCTGTGACAGTCCCGTAATACTATCAAACACGGCAGTCTCATAGCCGTGATCACCTCTAAGATACCTGAGTACCGAAGTGAGTTCATCGAAACGTTCAAGCTCGTAAACATCAACGCCTTCCATGTCTCGGATACTCATAGTACCCTTTTCGTTGCAGTCTACGATCAACGGCTTGGGGGCTGTAGCCGAGGCTCTAGTTTTACCGACCCCGGCTTCGCCATAGATTAAGCAATTAAGGGTACTGCGTACTGCATGTACTGGAGCAATCTTGTCGGCAACATTACCGTTTGGCAAGGTTGACGTAGATTTCTTCTTCTTTTTGGGTTTCTTTTTGGCCCCTAGTTTCCTTACCACGGTCTTCCTTTCTGGTGTATGACGACTCAATAATTACTCCACGGTCGCCATCGTGGAGGTCTGTGATACATAATGGTTTGTATTCGCATCCGTTGCAGGCACCGTAGACGTGCATCCCGGTCGGTGCCCAGATACCAGGGGTAGCATTGTCCAGGTACGATATCTGGCCTACAGTACTCTCGATGCCGCTTAGGATAGCCTGAGTGACCACCGGACTGCGGTGGACCGTCTCACGGACGAAGAACGGGTTGGGTTTGTTTTTAAGGATGGCCAGTATATCAGTGTAGTCTGCTGGATCGTAACCAGCATCCTTGATAGCGGCCATATATGAGGCATGCGTGGCTTTGATGTTTTTTCTCTTAGATAGACCACCTGCCTTGAGCTCCTGGGGGTTTGTGGGTAACGCCGGGACAATGTAATCGTAATCCCAGATCTCAACATCAAGACCGTTATCCGCAGCGAGAAAATCGTAAATATAAAGCTGGGGATCCATGAGCCTTTGGTCTGGACTTGGTATCCGACCGGTTTTATAGTCACGCCCACGTAGTATTCCTCCCTGTCTAAAGAAGAGGTCGATCTTGCCTGTCAGAGACCAGTCGTAGCCCGGTATCCGTGCGCTGAGCATTACCTCAGAATCAACGATCTCCATATCCTCTTCGCCATATTCCTCTGTGTAATGGTTGAGGATACCGTCGCAGAGATCTGCGAGTGTAAGAAGGTAATCATCTGTACCCTCAACACCTTCCGGATAGGTCTTTCGTAAATCTGCTTCAGCATTTCCCCAGTCCCCGGTCTGGACATACTCATCGAGGAAGGCGTGTACCCAGGTTCCACGTTCGAGAGCATGTGAGATCTTCTGGGTTCGGAGTCCCTCTCGATATTTATAATGGAACATCCTCTCACAGGTACGGGCGGATTTGAGCCACGAATTAGATATAGTTAACGGGTATTTAAGCATAGTAATTAATTATATACCTTATAAATCTTGGTGTCAACTGCCGGGGGACCATACGGGGTTATCTCCTCTCCAGTGGGTGCCTACTTTTGCTTCCACTTCGATCGGTACCGGGATAGGCTTGACTTCAAAAGGAGCCAAGTTAGGGTTCGCCATAATCTCCATAACCTTGGGGACGATTTCGTTGATCGCTTCAGTACGTACCTCCATGAGGATTGAATCGTGGAGAGATCCCACCAATCGTAGATCATCCGGGTTGATCTCTCGTCCGACTCTAACCATCGAGAGGAGCATGAGATCTGAGGCGAGACCCTGTATTGGGGAGTTGACGGATTCACGCTCTGCCTGTGCCGCAACCTGTTTTGTACCAGACTGTATATCAGGGAGATGGCGGTGTCGTCCCATATATGTCGTGACATATCCTTGGTTCTTGACCGCCCTGTGCTGTCGTCGATGGTATTTCTGAATAGCCGGGTAAGATTTATGAAAAGCTTTATAATAATCCTCGGCTTCCTCTATTGACATTTCTACATCAAATTTCTCAATAGCGTACTCCCTGAGCGTACTAGGATACATACCATATATGAGCCCGAAGTTAACTGCCTTCGCCATCTTCCGTTCCTCGGACTCCACATCATCAGGACTCTTGTTGAGCATAGAGGCTGCAGTTGCCAGGTGAATGTCCATACCAGTGGTGAAGGCACGGATCATGTTCTTTTCGTTGGCCACAGCTGCGACAAGTCGGAGTTCGATTTGGGAATAATCAATATCCACGAATGACCAGTCTTGTGGGGCTGAGAATATGCCTCGAATAAATGGGTTTCTTGGAGTTTGCTGAATATTTGGGTTGGCCGAGGAGAGTCTTCCGGTACGTGTTCCATGAAGCTTGTAATGGGAATGAATTCTATCCCCCAGTCTTCTATCCGTGAAGTATCTGCGGATATATGTAGTCCAGTATTTCTGCCACTTTCTGTAATCCAAGACAGCTGCCGCAATGGGGTGGCCGGTATCAGCTCTGAGTCTAACCAAAGCCCCCTCGGCGGTAGAAGGAGCACCCTTTGCGGTTCTAATAAGTATTGGTAGATCTAGGTGATCGTAGAGTACTCCACTGATATACTTCGTAGAGTTCCATACCACTCCTTTCGGGCTGTAAGAATCGTATCCGTAGGCAAGTTCATCAAGCCTTTCTACCGCAGCATCTATGTTCTTGCGGCATTCTCTCCGTGCAGCCAGTAGTTTATTTGAGTCGATAAATATACCATTCCTCTCTACCTGTTCGAAGACCTCAGAGGCTGGCATCATCAGGTGGAGGAAGATTCGTAGCTTCTTGGGATTGCGTTTAAGGCGCCGTTTGAGAACTGCTCGTAGACGGAGGGTATAATCAACATCGTAGCAGTTATAAATGCCCAGCTGTGAAAAAGGGACCCTTTGTGCGTCACTAAGGTCCACTCCCTTGTCCCAATTGGGAGCGTCGCAGAAAGCCGCAGCGAGTTGCTTAAGTCCTTTCCGCTGGTTCTCATCAAGTACATGAGCCGCAAGCATTGTATCAAAACTGGTTTGAGGCCGTAGTCCCCACTCATACATCCATTGATTATCGAACTTAGCATTATGGGCGACCAGAATATGTCGATTAGCCGGTCGAGGCGATCTTCGAGAACCAAATAGTCTCTCGAGTCCTCGACGAATCTGCTTAAGTGGGAGGTGATTTTTGTCTCTGTCAGGGTGGTATATGGGGATACAGTATGCGCTACCGATTGTATGGGAAAGCCCAATGGATACCACTCTTGGACGGGGTTCTTCTGCATACGGGTCCAGTCCCGTGGTCTCAACATCATAGGATATGACTTTGGCATTATCCATCACCTCCATCATCGCTTCGAACTGATCGGAGGTTTCTACCAATCGGTAGTCCAGTTCTATGTCTTCCTTAAACTTATAATCATTGTCTAGGAATCGTTTGAGCTTTCTAATGGCCGCCAAGAATCCGGCTGAGGCCGAAGGATTACGGAGGATGTAGGCTGGGTGGACAGCGGGGAGGACCCAGCATCCGTAGGTGTCGGACCACTCTTCCTGGCCTTGTCGTATTGTAATCCCCGATTTTCTGCCAGTAATAGCTCGAAGTCCAACGGCACCAAGCGGAACAATAATTTTAGGCTTGATAGCAGCAATCTCAACATCCAGGTACCCGGAGCAAGCTTTGATCTGTGGGAGAGTGGGAGTATTATTATCTGGAGGCCGACATTTGCAGGTGTTCGTGATGAAAAAAGACTCTCTCTTGAGACCTCCATCTCTGAGTAGGCTGTCAAGAAGTTGCCCGGCCTTGCCCGAAAACGGCCTAGATATATTGTCTTCTCTAAACCCCGGTGCTTCTCCGACGAAAACAACCGGACTCGGTATAGGCCCCTGTCCCATGAGGCAGACAGCTTGGGCCGACTTTGATAATTCGCATCTTTCACAGGATTCATCTCGGTACTTCTTCCATAGTTGTTTCCAGTTCAAGGATACTCCTCACGGTGGCGGGCAATTATGATACCGGCCTGGTTCATTAACCTGAGGCACCTGTCACAGGGGCGGTGAGTGACATAGGCTTCTGCGCCTTGAAGTCGTATTCCATTCTTGGCAGAAAAACAGATGGCCGCTTCCTCTGCGTGAACGGCTCTCTGACAATGACCTTCTTGTATGTCGCATCCGTTATCTGTACAGTGTACTTGCCCGGAGGGAGCTCCGTTATATCCAGATGCAATAACCCTACCGTCTCTGACCAGGACAACTCCAACTTGCAGACGAGGACAGGTTCCTCTCTTCGAAATAGTTTTAGCCAGTTCAAAGTATAGTTCCGTTCTGCTGATTCTTTTGTAACTCATATTTAATTATAACCTGTAGGATTCCAAAAGGCAACTGCTCGAGTTTGATGAGTGTTTGATGTATGCCTTATAAGGCATATCATACCCATCAACCAGGCCTAGAAGACGCCTTCGACGTCCTTCTCAAAGACGTGGAGACTACCCAACCAGTGTGTGAAGGTACCGACATTGAGATCCGCTTCCCGAGCGATGTGTTCTAGAAGCTTGCAGGCCAGATAAACGTCGTTATTGAAGTGCTCTGAGAAATCAGCAGAGCGCTGCAGGTAAGAGACGTGGAGGTCTAGTCCTCGTCGTACGAACCAGTACCCCAGGGAACAGGGTACTCTACGCTCACCCCTTCTTATGGGGTCCTCTTTGAGGTCCCATATACCCAGGAACAATTGTCTACTGTGAGGATGACTTCCGAGTTCGTCGATAATGAGTGCGACCTGGCTGTGCATTCTATGATGGTATGTATAAGAGAACTCACCGGACTCCTCTAGGAATGGGGTCCATATCTCTTCACGTAGCTTCCATGCGTTACCGGGGTTCAGGAACCATTCCGGAGACATGCGTTCAGTGAACTCAGCTTCGCACCACTGCGAATCAATCATGGGGAGCATCTCCATGAGGTTAATGTTGCTGAGCTGGTACTGGTAGTTGAGCAACTCCAACACCTGGAAGTCAGGGTTATCGTGGACGTCCTTGTCCTGCATAGTCTCAGCCTGGTACCTGATGCCCATCTCTTTCAGGTCCCGGGCAATCTCTCCCCGTGCATCAGGGAAGTTTGTAAAGATTCTCATTCCGAGTCCTCCTCATCGTAGTCACCAATCTCTACGCCGATCTTGGTGAAGTCAAAATCCTCCGGCATACATATGCTAGTGTCTCGTTGCGGCTGCAGACCCAACAACCTGTGAAGTGATTGGCCGGCGCGCAGTGCTTGGCCGAACTTGATAGTCTCTATAGTTAGCTCCTCTGAGGGGACATCGAATCGTTGGATGAAACGAACGATGAGTTTAGTATGCGAGGGGAGGGCGTCATAGAACTGCATCTTTTTCGATCGGGGTCCCTTATGTCCCCTAATGTATTCAGACTTCTTAGCCATTCCCCTATATTCGTTCCACCTTCCGGCTTCAACAAGGTAGGGGACAGCCCAGATAGCGGATAGAAATACAGCATCCAGATACCAGCGAAATTGTATGCTCTCAACGGGTCTCTGAGTAATGTCTGCAACATGTCTTGCGAGGACATTGGCGAAGGTGAGGTCTAGCGCAGCAGTACTGGGGAACCTAGAGGTCCGACTGTACAGTGCCAGAGTTGCTGGGTGTTCTTTATACTTTCCTCGAAAACTGGCAGCCATAAGGCAGTTGCCCCAGTTGTGTCCCTGAGTAGGGCGGCATGAAAGCCACGTCGGTCGTGGGGAGTTAGTGGAAACAAGTTCTTCACATTTCTCTAAGAACCCGATCATAGTATCGGATTCTGTATACTGGTTTAGGAACCTGGTCCACCTTCCCGAAGGATTAAGTAGTCCAACTTTCCGAAGGTCCAGATCAAATGCGGTGGTCTTAGCGGCTAGTACGTTATCGTAGTGGAAGGTGTTGGCTCCTTGGAGGGTGTCGTAGTTACCATCCAGGATGTCGTCGGTGACATACCTCCATAATCCATATAAATCCTCCGCTGGTTCGTCGAGCATTATGAGGCTCAATAGTTCGATCCTTGTCTGAAGGTATTCACCTCCGCTTTCGCCATATACATCTGGAATAGCTCATCAGGACCCAGTCCCGAGAGAATGCAAAGCTCTAACATAAAGTGAAATGCGTCAGCAATCTCCTCCTTATAATGGGTCTGGTTAGTTTGCATATGGGTTTGTTTCCAGGGCTTGTTCTTAAGGCAGTTCATAGCCTCACCAAGCTCTTCGGTTATCCGCCAGGCAAAGTCCTTGAGCCTGGCCTGACCCATCTTGTCATTGAGATCGACTGGTACATCTTCGGTTTGTAACAGCCCGTTACTGGCTTCAATGACGTGGTATTTCTCCATCAGCTCGGCCTGTCTCTCGAAGGCAGCCAGCCAACGATCCTTGTTCATCAAGGTATCGCCGGCTCTGATCTTCTCGAGAAAATCCTCTACGTTCACAGTGTGTGTACCTCCTCTAGGTAATTGGCTACGTGTTCAACTATCACATCTTCATGCAGGTGATCAAAATCATAGACCAGGTGATAGGGGTAGAGTGTAGCCAGTGCCATTGAGTATGTGATATAGGATTCACAGATGGCTCTAAAATTTTGTTCTTCGATCTGCTGTATGAGGTCATGCTCATGCTTGGTCTCGTGCTCAGAGTTGATCACGTAGTCCCAGGCTTTGTCAGGACTCCTCATGCAGAAGATAATCATAGGACTGGCCGCGAGCAGGTGGCCCATCATAAATGATCGGGTTTCATTGTCCCACATAACCCCGTCCCTGAGTACTGGTCCGTAGATCAGCTCGGAGAAGAAGAACCTGTCGAATATGGAATTCGAGTAACCTCTGGGGGCTGTCAGGTACTGCATGATCCAGTTGCTGAGGTCAATAGTTGGACCTGGAGAATGCAGTACCTCCCCTTTGAACTCCTCTGAAAGCCTGCGGCATAACTGGGTCTTACCCATGCCGTCGGCGCCTTCAACTATTATCAATCAAATACTCCTTGTAAAGTAGCTTGGACGGATCACCAAGGATCACGTCAGCGATATCTTTCTTCGTTTCCAATGCTTTCAACGTTTCCTCATCTATCGTACCCCTTCCTATGAGGTTGTAATACGTTACCTTATGCTCCTGACCAATCCTGTGAATGCGGTCCTGAGCCTGGATATAATGATCAAGGCCTTGGGGAATGTTAAAGAATACAGCTTCTCTGGCGGCTGTAAGAGTGATGCCCAGTCCTCCGGTTTGTACGTTAACGAGCAGAACTCTGGGGTCGGTCCGTTCTTGGAACTCCATCCGAGCTCTATCCCTTGTGTCGTCGTCCACTGAGCCGCTAATGGTCGCGAAGGATAATCCCATTTTAGTGAGAAGAGCTTCGATTCTCCGAAGCTCATGGTTAAACCTAGTGAAAACGACCAGTTTTCTCTGGTTTTCCAAAACGATAGATTCCACTAGCTGTTGTAAAGCTTTATACTTCTCGTCGCCGATTTCACGTTCTCCTCCGTCCTCATCTTTGATGAATCCACTTGTGATTTGGCTGAGACGGAGTCTCATCACCAGTACGATGCTAGCCGTAGCTATAATAGGGTCCTCAGCTTGAGCTGTAATGAGTTCTGTATACATATGCTCTGCCATTTCTTTGTAGATCTTGACAGTAGCAGGATCCAGGTCAACGTGAATCGTTTGGTAGATCTTTTCGGGTAGATCTAAACAATCTTCCTTTGTCAGTACTATGGCCTGCGAACGAATGATTTTGCGCATTTCTTTGACGTGACGTAGCTTACGGACACGGCCGAAGATATCTCTGCGAGCATACCAGTCTCTGAAATCATTGATGCGGACCCAGTGTCTGTTAGGGTAGTTCCTGGGCCCAACCATAAACCTCCACTGCTCTCGAATGTCAAGGTGGTTCTTTGTAATGGCGGTACCTGTGAGAATCTGTCGGTACTGAGCTCTGGGGGCTAGTGCTAACATTCCCCGGGTTTGTTTTGATGAGTACCTCTTGATTTTGTGACTCTCGTCCGCCGTAATTACATGCGGCCCCCAGTTTGAGAGCTCTTTTTTGAGCCTCCATGCGGACTCATAGTTTATCAGTACAATGGTGAGGTATTTAGAGCCCCTCTTCAAATCGGATAGGATTTGTTTTTTCTTTTTGAGCTTCATACGATGGCCAGCAAGTACCACTACCTTACGCTGTACCATGGGATGCAGGTGCTTATTGATTTCCTCTGCGATGGTACTGAGCACTGGTCTTGGACCTACATATAATACCCTGCGTACATCCTTGCGGTACCAGAGCCTGCCCCACAGGTTAATGGCGATCCAGGTTTTCCCGGTTCCGGGCTCCATGAACAGAGCTCCACTGCCGCCCCACTCCCGATAGATCTTCTTTAGTGCAGCTCTTTGATGGTCAAAACCTCTGGTGAGGTAGTGATAGCGACCCAGCTCATGCTCCTTAATTAAATATGTCCTTATTATATAACGCGGAAAACCTTATGTCAATGGCAGTAGAAGACGCAGCCCTTATGTACCAGTTGACTCATAGAAACCACTGATATATAATTAAATATGCAGAAATACTACGACATCAAGAAAGGAGATACCGTGGCCGTACAAATCGAGAACTTGTTAACCGTTAGGCAGGTAGCCGACCGGTTTGATATCAAGCCTAACTCTGTGTTGCGAATGATTCGTGAACAACGATTAGAAGCTCGAAAGGTCGGCTGGTTCTGGGTCATCGAAGAGGATGACCTTCCGGAGTCCTGGCCCCCACCTCCCAACAATTGAAGCGCTCACTAAAGGAAGGGATTAACCTTCTCTTCAGTGTATGGGGAGGCCAAGAAGGATTTGTGTCGCTTCCTACCAAAGATCCAGACATAGGAAAGAAGAGAGGACAATGGCATGAGCACAAGCCCTTCAAGTGGCCCGCCCATAAAGAACGAATCCGAAAACATATCAAATCCGTGGTCGCTGAAGGAAAACGAAATCTTTACTGGTGCCCAACAGTACTCGATGGTCCTCGCCGAAGATCGGAAAACGTTTTACCTACGAGATGCGTATGGGCAGATCTTGATGACGTCGATCCCAATAACCTTGACCTCGAACCGACCCACATCTGGCAGTCGTCTCCTAATAGATCCCAAGCTCTTTGGATTACAGATCAGACAATGCAGCCAAGGAGAGCTTCAGAGCTGTCTCGAGCAGTTGCATATTCCACCGGTGCAGATCCTGGAGGATGGGACCTCTCCCAGGTCCTCAGGGTACCAGGCAGTCGTAACTTCAAGTATAAACTCCATCCTATCGTCCGATTGGTACGATCTGCTGGAAGTACTTACGATGTGGCGGACCTTGCTGATCACTTTCCAGATTCACAAGGACCGGATAAAGGACGACCCGAACTTCCGCCTCTACCTGATACAACGCCTCAAAGAATTCTCAGAAAATATCGTGATCGACTATCTCCAAGAATCAGAGAGCTCGTAAACGCCAAGATTGAGGACGTTATAATAGGAGAACGCAGTGATCGTTTATGGGAACTTGAATGCCGTCTTATTGAGGTTGGTCTCACCACTGGTGAAGTGGTTGTCCTTGTTCGAAGTACCGCCTGGAACAAGTATCGCCTGCGAGGCGATGAACTCGAGAGGTTATGGACTGAGGCTGAGAAGGCCAGTGCTAGCACAGGCGTTACAGTTACGGGCGGCGGGGAGCTCACTGGAGCTGATAGGGCTCCGAAGTTCGTTGACTATAGGTCGCTTCTTGGATCCCATCTCCCTCCACCCTCGTGGCTCGTTGATTCTTTTTGGGTACAGGGTTCACACGGAATTATTGCTGGCGAACCGAAGACGTATAAATCTACTCTTGCAACTGACCTGTGTATTTCTGTGGCTTCCGGCGAGCCGTTCCTGGGGGGGGTTGATGTTAACGATCCCGGCCCTGTGGTTTACGTTCAGGAAGA